TTGGGGTATTCTCAGAGAATAAGACAACAATAAAAAGGAACAAATAAACATGAACCAAGTAACAGAAAAAAAGAATAGTGCGTTAGCAACATTTGATATGGAAGCTGATGCATCACAAGGTGCTCAAAATATATCGCAGGAAGATCTTGCGTTACCATTCTTAAAAATTTTGGGCCAACTATCACCGGAAGTAAATAAACGTGATGGTAAATATGTCGAGGGCGCAGAACCAGGCAAAATAATAAACACTGTAACAAATGAGTTGTATGATGAAATTAACGTCGTACCAGCTCATTACAAAAGACAATACATTGAATGGCAAGACAGAGGTACCAGTACAGGTGCACCTGTTGCAATTCACGATGCAGATAGTGATATTGTAAGTCAGACAACTAGAGGTAAAGATTATAAAGACAGATTACCAAATGGTAACTATCTTGATAATACAGCTAGTCATTTTGTATTAACTCTTGGTGATAACCCACAAACAGCTTTGATTTCTATGAAATCTACTCAACTTAAAGTTAGTAGAAAGTGGAACTCAATGATGATGGGTTTGAAGATGCAAGGTAAAAATGGTTTATTTACACCGCCTACTTATAGCCACATTTACAGACTATCAACCGTTCAGATGTCTAATGACAAAGGAACATGGTTTGGTTGGGATGTATCTAAAGTTGGTCCTGTAACAGACAAAGCTATATATGATATGGCTAAGTCATTTGCAGAGTCGGTAGGTAAAGGTGAAGTAGAGGCTAAACACGGTACAGAAGAAAAATCTGAATCGTCCCCATACTAAACATATCCTAGGTAGTGGGCGTCTAAGCGAGAGTGGAAACGCCCACGTTACATTTTATGATAGAAAAATTTAGAAAGATATTTACAGGTCTTGAGGAAAGATTTGGTTACCATCAAATAGACACAAGTATTGGTGATGGTAAAAAATCTGGAACCTCTTTTACTTCTTCGTATGCACACACAGAAGAAATGTGGAAAGCACACTTAGAAGGTACAAAGTTTGATGTTAAAACTAAAAACAAAACTATTCAAGCAGACAGTTTAGGTCTATGTCCAATTAGAAGTGATAGCACTTGTATGTGGGGTGCGATAGATTTAGATGAATACAAACCAAACGTAGAAGAATTATTTAAAAAAATAAAAAGTATAAACGTACCTTTCATACCTTTTAAATCTAAAAGTGGTGGTATACACGTATACATATTTTTAACTGAAGCTGTTCCTGCTTTACTACTAAGAGAAAAATTACATACAATAAAAAATATATTTGGTGATTGTAAACCAGATAAAATATTTCCAGTTCAAAAATATTTAAATTTAGAAAAAGGATCTGCAGGTAGTTGGATTAATTTACCTTACTACAATGTTGAAAAAACAGATCGCTATATGATAAAGGAGGATGGCAGCGCCGCCACGATTCAAGAATTTTTTGAACACTACGAAAGAAATAAAGTTACTCCTGCACAACTCAAGAAATTAAAATCAAACATAGATGAAGGAGACTCAGGGGATTGGTTTCAAGATGGACCTCCTTGCATGCAAGCACTAGCTAAATTTGGTGTACCTAAAAGTCAACGGAATGAAGTTCTTTTAGATATGACAAAGTATATAAAATTAAGATATCCAGAAGAATGGCAAGATAAAACATTAGACTATAATAAAAAATTCTTTGAGCCAATTGGAAAAGGAATGAGTTATAGTGAAGTTAACAATGTTATAGGTTCAAGAGACAAAAAAGATTATAAATACAGATGTGACCAAGACTGGTTAAAAACATATTGTAATAGAGAAGAATGTGTAAAAAGAAAATTAGGTATTGGTGGAGGCATTGATAATGAATTAGTATTAGGTCCTTTGTCGTTTGTAACTTCGAGTCCAAAGATATGGTATCTAGGTTTTAATGGTGATGAAGTAAGACTGTATTCAAAAGAATTAGTTAAACAAGACTTAGCAAGAGAAGCAGCCACAGAACAAACAGGTAAGACACCACCTAAAATTAAAAACTGGGACATGCAGATAAGAACACTACAACAAAAAGCTACACCTATAGATGCACCAGAAGAAAGTTTACCAGAGTTTAAATTAAAATCTCACATAGAAGATTTTTGTTTTAATCTTAGAATTACAAAAGATAGAAAACAAATTGTAATGGGTAGACCTTTTAGTGATGGTAATGGAAAGCGTAAGTTTATATTTGATGGATTGTATAAACATTTACAGATGGAAGAGTGGAAACTTTCAATAGACTTAACACATCAAATGTTACAGAAATGCAAAGGTATTAGTAGAGAAAAATTTCACATAAAAGAAGGTGTTAAAAAATGGGTGTATGTTTTAGATGAAGTTGCATTTGGTAGAGAACCTGAAGTAGAACAAGATATATTAAATTTTAAAACAGAAAGACAAGAGAATGATTACTAAAGCAGATAGATTTTACAAACGACGTTACAAAATATTGGGTGGTCCTGGTTGTGGTAAAACAACTGAAATATTAAAAATGTTAAAAAGAAATTTTGAAGAAGGCATGCACTTCGATCAAGTTTTAATGATAGGTTTTGCAAAAGCTACGGTAGAAAATTTACAAGATAGAGCAATAAATGATAAAACATTATCTTTATTTCTAACTGAAAAACAAGCAGAATCTATAAAAACAATACACAAATTTTGTAAAGATCATTTAAGTCAGTTTGCAATATTTAATGAAAGTGCAAAAAGAACATTTAAAGATTTAATAAAAACTGATCCAGACAACTGGCCTAAACTAGCAGATACTAATTATGATGGAACTGATCTTATTGCAGTAGGGTGGACAGAAGAACACGATAAAAAATTTGGAGCTATCATGAATCTTATTGGTCTAGCAAAACATTCTTTAGGTTTTGAAAAAGCTTATAAAGTTAATGGTGAATATAAAATAGTAAAAGATCCTTTACAAAGAATTTTTCATTTTTATGATGAAGATCCTAGTTATTCTAGGGTTAGGTTTAAAAGACCTGAAATAAGTTATGTATATAAAAATTTTACAAGATTTAAAAATCATTATCAAATGATAGATTTTGATGACATGTTAGAAAAATCTTTAGCAAAAAACATTGAGTTCAAACCATACAAACTTGTATTAGTAGATGAGGCACAGGATTTATCTAAATTAGAATGGCAAGTAATATCAAAGATAGCTAGAAACACTGAAGAGTTAGTCCTTGTAGGAGATGATGATCAATCTATTTATGGTTGGAAAGGGTCTGACGCTAAGATATTTCAAAAGTGGCCGTGTAAAAAAGAATGTGTACGATCTCTGCCTAAAACGTACAGGTTACCTCCTGCCGTGTATAGAGTTGTAATGAAAATACAAGGAGAGATACAACATAGATTAGGAACAAAATTTGAATGTGACCCAAACAAAGAAGGAAGTTTTGGTTTTATTGATTCATTAAGAGTATTAGCAAACAATATTGATTCAAAATCAGATGTCATAATGTGTGCTAGAACAAATGCTATAGCACAAAAGTTTAAACAATTTTGTATAGACTATGGGCTTATATTTAAAGAAAAAAATTATGCACATGATAGAGGCACTTCTTTTAGAACTATCTTTGACCAAGAAGATAGAAAAGAATTAATTAAAGCTTGGGATACTTTAAAGTCAGGTGGGGTTATACAAGGAAGACAATACTTAAAAATGGTTAAGAAACTACAACCAGGACTAATAGAGTATGGAAAGAAAGGCGCACTAGAACACGCTGACACACAACCACCAGAACTACAGGACCCAGACTTATATTTAAGTTTTGAAGACATAAGAGATAAATATTATTTTCAAGGAGATAAAAATTCTAAATGGTTTGAAATTTTAAAGTTTGAAACGGATAGTGTTTTGTTTAGAGATAACAATCATTTAAATGAATACTTGAGAACCTGTTGGGAAAGAGATCCTGAATTAGAAAGTAATATAAAGATTGCTCCAATACATTCTGTAAAAGGTATGGAAGCTGATTTAGTTATTGTAGATTCTAACTGGGGACCAAACTCTTTAAAATCATACAACAGTGGTAGTAGAAAACAAGAAGATGAAGAAACTAGAGTATCTTATGTTGCTACATCAAGACCAAGAAAACATTTAATGATCTATCAACACAGTCAGAAAAATGTTTTTCCATTATTAACAAGACAATTTTTACAATGAAAAGGAGTAAACAAATGACAGACAGTAATATGTTAGAGGATGCATTTCCTCAAGATAAACAAATCGGAGGATCTCACTATAAATTTTTTCCGATTCAACCATACGAATTTATTTCAAAGAATGGTCTTACGTTTTTTCAAGGAAACGTCGTGAAATATGTTTGTAGATATATTGAGAAAGATAAGGTAAAAGACTT